TCAGTTGTTACCTCTAATCCTACAACCTGACCTTCCTCTACAGGAAAGGGCATGGTTAAGTTCATTGTAGCAGATGTGTCTTGAACAGCAATACCAGCGTGTGGAAATGTTATAGAATCAGATGTAAAATCATCACCATTAACACCCGTTGTTACTAATCTTACTATAGCAGACGCAGCGGCTGTACCTGATGAACTAGCGCCATATAACGATGTAATCATCAGTCTCTTACCCCTAGGTACTCTTCTAACACTAGAGCTACAACGTCTCTTACCTACTAAAATCTGCGAATACGTAATCGAACTATTCTTTAAACTAATAACACCGTCCGCGTCTTTAGACGTGCCACCTGACATGATGTGCATACTGTTTACAAACCTAATGTCTGTTGCTACCGTATTAACAGCGGTTGTACCATTCATGGTGACAACCTCAGTCTGTTCGTTTAATAAAGTATCCAAGTAATGAATCTTAACTGTGCGTATCCCAGTGCCAGCTGACGCATCATTAACACTTGTGGAACTAATGTTCATCTGAATACCCGTAGGTACAGTTAGAGCAGGTGTGCCAGCCATCGGCCACACCATGTGATCAGTTACAGCACCTGACGTATCTATCTCACCGAACGAATAGAACGGTCTAGCACCTGCTATCTTACCACGCGCTACCTCTGACTCATACGAGCCATAGTTAGTGTACTGATCTCTCCAAGCCATCTATCTACGCACCCAGTAGCTTGACCACAGATGTTTTAAGATCACCTAGTCCACCAGAGGTCAGCATTGTTGATGCTCTACCACTAGCTGCTCTTGAGCGTCTACGTGCTGCATCACCCGCTGCTTTAACTTCTTCATGTTGTACTGTTGGAATTGGTTTAGGTGCTGGTGCTGAACCGCCACCTCCGAATAAAAACGACATATCTTTCTCCTTGTTTAGTTTTCGCGATTATAACTTAGTTTATCACAACTATGTGCTGAATATGTCATAATCCGATACAGCTGTTCTGTTAGCCATCCTAGCTCTGCGTTTATTGAGGTTCATGTCTACTCTACCCACAGGCTCTGCGAAGGTCAGTCCTAGGGCATCACCATGATCTGGTGAGGACAACCCCCTCTTCTTCATATTCGCCTTAGTCTCCAACTTAATCTGACCCCTCATGTGTATGTCATACTCAGGACCTGTGAGGTCTTCTACCAGTCTAGGGTCATTATCTATCACGCCATAGGTCAACCACTCCTTCATCTCACCCCACATCTCAGCACGCTTGTTCAGATACTTATCACTGTCAGCAGCCTTTTCACCCGATTGTACTTCTATCACTCTGTAACCCAACTGCTTCAACCTGTCGACTACACCACCGCCTACACCACCACCATCAACGAACACAGCATGTGGTTTGTACTTATCTATCAGGTCGGCTACCTCGGTACTCAGCTCCATAGTGTCCAGTCCTTTAAACTCTTTAGGTTTTATCGACTTAGCATCTCTACCTTGTCTGAACCTAATCACACTCTCATCATCTCCGAACCGAGCAACGTCAACACCCATGAGCAGTGGTGCGCCACTGTCATCTTCTACTTCACGAGTCGTAGCATCCTCTACTGTATCTCTACCAATAAACTGATTACTACCTGTTCTAGGAAACTGACCTTTCACCTCGATCCGAGTTACGTCATGGTCTTCACCATATTTATCCGCTATCCGTTGATACACTGTACCATCAACACCTTCTACTGTTCTACTATCTACGTATCTAGTCTCCCAGAAGTTAGCATCCCTGTGGAAACACTCAAAGAATCTACCTGTGTTACGTCTAGGGTTAGAAATATTCACCCACATTCTTAGCGGTGCTAGGTCAGTAAAAAACCCTTCAGTCACTTGCCATATCGGATCAGGTATTCCCGATGCTTCATCAAACGACACCATCATCCCCACCTGAGAGTGAGCGCCCGCGAACGCATCTGGATTCTCTTCTGACCACGACTGAGCTTCAACATAGTAATACTGCGTGTCCATCTTCAGCTGTGCCGATAACACCTCTGCGAACCACTTACTAGGCCGTAAGCTCATACTGCTCTTCTCGAACCAATGCCTATTAATACTCATCGTGTGCCACTTACCAAGCTCGGCCATCGTTCTCGAACGTAACTGAGCTTCCGTGTTAGCTGTGATGATACTGGTACTACCTAGCCAACAACTCGTTACCCACATGTTGAGCATCGCCAGCATAGCCGACTTACCGATCCCACGTCCACTCGATATTGCCAGATACACAGGTGTACTAGGCAACCCTATCTTAGACTTCTCAAGATCAACCATCAGATGCTTGCGAATACTCTCAAACACATCAAGCTGCCACTGCCTAGGTCCACTAAAGTTAGCCAGTGGTGTATTCTTAGTACCCCACGGGAACGCATACAGGATGTAACCAGCAGGGTCGTACTTAAACTCCAATATCTTAGAAAGTAGTTCTTGCTCTTTAGACGATGGCCCTTTAGATAATATCTTACCCATCTACTTCAGCATCTATGATTAACCTAGGGGTATTGTGTTCTATCACTCTAATCTGAGCCTCCTCCATCGCTTTACTAATGTCCAAAGTTACTGTCGTATCAACCTGTTTAACATCTCCAAACTTCTTCCTATTGAACGTACCAGCTACCCATTTACGAGTCGATATTCTCAACTGGCTTCTAGCCACGTCTTCAACACTATCTACCGCATCAGCAATATCAAGCATCTCATCAACCAGCTTGTCCGTGCCAATCTCACGAGCCTTGTAATAAGCAGTTTCTCGCTCAACATCTTTATGAATCCAAGTTAGTATCCTACCGTACTCATCAGGTCGACCCAATCTATCAGTAACGATAGACATTAGCGTTTCAGCTTGTCTTAGACCAGTAAGGATAGTATTCCAACTGTAATCAGTTAAGAAGTCAGGAGTGTCAGGGGGTATTAGAAAGTGAGGAATACCAGTTAAGGTAATAGGGGGTTCGTATGCCATGTGGGGAAGTATAACATGTGTTACACCAAGGGGTTGTAAATTTTTATTTTTATATTTTTTCAGAGTTTAATTAAATCTCAATGAGTTCCGAGTTTAAAAAGTTCACGGGGGGTGTGGGATACCACCCCTATAACAAACCATCACGGCTTCGGGGGCCTCCCCCCCCCTCCGTTATAAAATGGCAAAAAGAATCAGAAAAAAGATTAATCCAGGGGTGCAAGTTTTGCAGCGCTCAATAAATAAAATGATCCATTGATTAAAACCAATTAACGCTATTAATATATCAATATTCAATGAGTCTATATAATTAACTCATTGAAACCATGGCGACAATGGCGACAAAAAGCACTGGCGACAATGGCTACTTGCGGGATATAAAAAAATGTATATACCACTTTTAACGGAATAACCGTCTAATCCCTAAATCTATATATACATTTAACGGCGCCATTGTCGCCAGTGATATATAATTAACTCATTGAAATAATTAAACTTGCATAACTCATTGAAATAGTATATAATGGGTTTACTCATTGAGATAATGAGCCTTTAATAATAAAATGGAGTAATAATTATGTATGGATATCAACCGAAAGATCAAAAGATAATAAGCGTTAATTGGAACGATGCAAAATCAATCGACAAAGGCGAAAAGGCCCAGCAGCGATTGATCAATAATGGCTATAACTTAACCAAAACAATAAACGGCTTTATTAATAGCACGTTTATTTATAAACTATAAAGGGGATATTATGAAAACAAATAATAAATACAAAATAATCAGAATGTTTTTCGAAGGCGGGCAAAGGACCATTAAAAGCGGTTTAACTTTAGAGCAAGCTCAAAACTGGTGCAATGATCCAGAAACATCCAGCAGCACATGCACCACTAAAAGAAAATTAAACTATACGGCTATCAATGGTGCATGGTTTGATGGTTATGAAAATTATTAATTAAGGGGATATTATGAAACTATCACAAAAAACACATGATCTATACAATCAATACTTATTAGATGGTATTAGTTTTGACGGCTATGGCTTGCCAGAACCACGCACCAACAAAGATAAAATTAATCTATTCTTTGGCGTGTTTATGAGTGAGTACGGCTATAACTTAAAACGTATGAGTGAATGGGATGCTTTAACAGAATGGCTTAGCGGTTTACCTTCTGTTATTCATATGGATTTTAGCAACTATGATATTTTAGAACGTGCTAAAAAATATGGATCATTAACAGTTGATGCAAGCGAAAAAGACGAGGATAAATTATTAGAAAACTATTGGCGCTTTATGGCTAATAAATTGATCGTGTTACGCAACGGACACATTAATCGTGAATTATTAAAGGTGAAGTTATGAATATAAATAAAATTATCAATTATAAAGAAAATAATATTGATTCTAAAATGAGTTTTATTAATGGATCGATTGTTTTTACAAGGGATATAAACGAGCCTGCAATGCTTTACAGTATTAAATATCGATATAAAAGGTTTTTAATACAGGA